ATGACAGAACTGAAAATGAAAGAAATGCAGCTGATTAACTGGTTTGGATGCCCGAATCTGATTTATACAAGGGAGAGAATCCATCTGGTTGCCATGCTTGCAACGGATGCAGAGCTGAAAAAGAATCTTTACAGGGTATGCCGGTTCCTTGCAAGAGAGGAAATCGCATATCGGTATCCGATCATGTATGAAATGATTCGGAAGATGTTTTCACCGGATGATACCAATCCACCGGAAGCATGTGCAATGTTTATGCCGGACGATGAAACAGATGATAAAGAATATGCAATGGCGGCGTAGCTGCGGAAAGGACAGTAACGATTATGAATAAGGTGATTTTAATGGGGAGACTGACAAAGAACCCGGAGATTAAATATGCCGGAAAAGATAATGATATGGCAGTAGCAAGATATACACTGGCGGTAAACAGAAGATATAAACGTGACGGTGAACAGGAAGCGGATTTTATTTCCTGTGTCACATTCGGAAAGAGTGCAGAGTTTGCACAGAAATATCTTCACAAGGGAATGAGGATTGTGATTGGCGGTCGTATCAGCACTGGCAATTATAAGGACAAGGACGGGAAAACAATTTATACCACAGATGTGATTGTGGAAGAACATGAATTTGCTCAGAACAAGGATAACGGTGCCGGAGCTGATTCATCGGAAACACCGAAAACAGATAAGGACGGATTCATGGAAACACCGGAAGGTGAGGTTCCATTCGACTAAACCGAAGTAAATGGTTGGAGAGGTTGCCCTTTGCCGGGGTATCCTCTTTTCCATTTTACAGAAGATATCAAAAATTAAAGGTATTCAACCTAACGAAATCGTGATATAATCAAAATATGTATAGATGAAAAATATGGAGGTTGCTTATGGGTGTAAGTTATAACAGATTATGGAAAATGCTCATAGATAAAAATATGAAGCGGATAGAGATGCAGTACCTCACCGGAATCAGTGGAAATATTCTTGCCAGGATGGGGAAAAACCAGTATGTATCAATGGAGACAATTGAGAAAATCTGCAAGAAGCTGGACTGCACCGTTGATGAGATGATGGAATTTACGGATGATGAGTAACAAGAGCAGACATGTCAAATTATTAAAACTGGCAGAATGCTTCAGAAGTCGAAAAAAAATTGAAAAAAGATAACACGCCGGATATGGCATAAATCTCTTAGCAACGCTAAGAGCGCACTTCTATACAGGCAATTCCATCTGCCTGTATCGTGCGACCTGCGGTGCCATTCCCGGTTTTGAGAAATCTCAATCCGGGAAATACAGCGAAATCAGAGATTTCGGACAAGGGGAGTTTCCCCTTGCGGCACAGGTGCCTATCCCCAATAAAGAGTTTGTGACTGAATATTTCAGATACAGACATATAAAGTGATAGAAAGCGTGAAATATAAATTTGAAGGGTGACTATATATGAAGTATTTATATTTGCATGGACTAGGGCAAAAACCAGACAGTTGGAATAGAGTAATAAAAGAAACGAAAGTATCGAAAAGCAGTTGCAGTTTGAGTTTATCAGAGATGTTAGAAGGGAAATCTATTACATATAAGGAATTATATTTATCATTCTCATCAGAATGCGACAAGGAGAACGAAGAAATTGTCTTATGTGGGCTTTCTCTAGGAGCTGTTTTGACACTTAATTATGCGATAGACCATCCAGATAAAGTAAAGGCACTCGTATTAATTGCAGCACAATATAAAATGCCAAAAAAATTATTGAAAGTTCAGAACATGTTGTTTCATCTTATGCCAAATTCGGCATTCAATAAAATGGGCTTCAAAAAAGCAGATGTTATTAGCCTATGTGGTACGATGGCTGAATTAGATTTCAGTGACTCACTTTATAAGGTGTCTTGTCCGGTATTAATTGTTTGTGGAGAGAAGGACAAAGCAAACAAAAAAACTTCAAAAGAACTTTGCCATTATTTGAACAATTCCGACTTCTATGAACTTATGAAAACAGGTCATGAAGCAAACATAGAAGCTCCGGAAGAGTTGGCAATCGTGTTGCAAAGATTTTATGATAGTATCAATTAGCTTCCCGTTTATCTGGAAGTCACAGAGAGCGAAAAATTGAAATATGTAAAGGAGAAACACTATGGGAATATTTGGAAAAAGCAAAAAAGAACGAGAAAAAGAATATATGAATAAATTAGATGTTAAATCATGCTTAAAAGAGAATTTTGAACTTATCATTGATGATGTGTTTACAATTATTGGAGTAGGAACTGTAGCCACAGGATATATATTAACTGGAATGTGCAGAGTAGGGGAAGATGTGAGTATTTATGTAGCAAATGGCGATGTCTTAAAAACTACAATTACTACTGTTGATGCACATACAAAAGAACGAAAATCAAATGATTGCGGATATAAAACAGAGCATGTTGGCCTTGGGTTACGAGGAATTTCCAAGGAACAATTAGAAAAAGGTGATAAAATAATTGTAAAGAATGCGAACATGTATGGAATGTAATTACGAACCTCAAGTTTGCAGAATCAAGAAAATCGGAACTGATAAAGGAGAATAATCATATGCAAGATATAAAAAATGAAGAATATGTTACATGCCCTCGCTGCGAGAAAGAAGTCTATAAGGATGCAATAACTTGTCCGTTTTGTAACCTTGGTATTATGGCATGGCTTGAAGGAGAGATTAATGAGAATGGAGAGCCCGTGAAAAAGAGTTCTAAGCAAAAATTTTATTGACCAAGAAATTGAGGAGGATTCATAATGAGTGAGAAAACAGAGATTACTTTCATGCAGACAAGATTAATCCGGCTTGCTTCAGAAGAGTGGCATTTACCTGTTGAACAGATTATCCACTTGTTTAAAGAAGCCGATGTTCTTGGATATATAGAAAAATGCTATGGGATTTTTCATTGTGAGGGTGATGAAGCTGTGCTTGAAGACATTACAGAATTTCTGGAAGGAAAGGGGATAAAGATTAGTGCTTGAGTTAAAAGATAGATTTGTTCTCTATCATGGAAGTTATTGTGAGGTAAAAGAGCCAGATCTTGCCAAATGTGCAAAGAGAAAAGATTTTGGGCAGGGATTTTATTTAACTACATCCAAGGAGCAGGCAGAAAGTTTTCTGAGAACCTCAATAGCCAAAGCAATCGCAACCGGAACAATTGAAGAAGGACAGAAGTTTGGATATATTTCAACTTTTGAATTCAACCTTTCAGGAAATCTTGAAACGCATATTTTTGAAAATGCAGATGTAGACTGGTTACATTGCATTGCCGCTCATCGAAAGAAAAAAATGTTTATCGAAGTGGAACGTGAAATGGCAAGGTATGATATCATTGCAGGAAAGATTGCGGATGATGCAACAAACGCTACCCTTACTGCTTATCTCGCCGGGGCTTTCGGGACAGCAGGCGATAAGGAGGCAGACGATTTCTGCATCAGACAGTTGTTGCCCAATAAACTAAAAGATCAATATTGCTTCAAAACGGAAGCAGCTATTGAGTGTCTGAAATTTGTGAAAGGTGAGAAGATATGGCTGAAGTAACAATTCCAAAGGAAAAAATGAATTATACAATCGACCTTCTTATCACTATGGTGACAGATGAGATTGCAGAAGAAACGGGCAAGGACAGAAAAGAGATATTGACAGATTTTCTTTGTTCAAAGACAGGAAAAGCACTGTATGATGAGAACACAAAGCTGTGGTGCAATGGTCCAGCATATATTGCTGAATTGTATAGGGAAGAGTTAAAGAAATCCGGATATCAGATTTGAGATGAATGCATATCCGGATGGAGTTGAAAACTTCCGCTATTATATCGTTGTGACAACTAAATATTTCAAAAGTTACTGAGGTCAGCATTTCCTAATTATGGAACAATGACCTCAGTTTTTTTATACCCAGGAATCGGCATTTATGAATGAACCGGTTCTTTTTATTTACAGAAAAGAAGGAGGACGACAGAGTGAGCAGAGCAAAAAATTCGAAATACGAATCCATGTCGCTGGAGGAACTGAAAGCCAACGTGGAAAAGAGCAGACAGGAATTGGAGGCGGCAATCCACAATAAAAATCTTCTGGAGCAGAGAAAAAAACTGGTGGAACGCAGAGAACGTTCCCACCGGCTGATTGTCAAAGGGGCAGAGTTTGAGAAAGCGTTTCCATTGTCAAGGGATCTGGAACAGGAAGAATTTCAGGAGGTAATGAACCAGATGCGTAACAGCAGTTACAACAAGAGTGTTGTGCGGCAGAATTATATAGCTGCTTCACAAAAAGACAGACAAGAGATTGCCGAAGCAGTTAAAAAAACAGAGAAGGGAGATGACAGCTAATGGCATTGTATCATTTTTCAGTAAGACATGTATCCAGAGGGAAAGGACAGATGGTGGTCGCTTCCGCAGCCTATATTTCCGGGCAGAGGATTTTTGACAGTTATTACAACAAGATACACGATTATACAAGCAAGTCGGGTGTGATATTTACAGAAATCCTGACACCGGAGTATGTGCCGGAGCGTCTGAATGACAGGGAAACCCTCTGGAACGAGGTGGAGCATGTGGAAAGGAACAACAAGGCGCAGCTTGCCTATTCGTTTGACATTGCCCTGCAGAATGAACTGACACTTGAAGAAAATATCAAATTGGCGAAAGAGTTCTGCCAGGAGCAGTTTGTGGCACGTGGCATGATCGTAGATCTGGCAGTCCATGAGGGAAAATCGGACAATGAAGAAGAACCGGATAATCCACATTTCCATGTGCTTGTCCCAATCCGTCCTTTTACAGAGGAAGGAATCTGGGGCAATAAGCAGAGGCGGGAATATATTCTTGATGAGGATGGAAACCGGGTGAAGGATGCTAAAGGAAAGGAGATGTTCAATGCTGTTTCCACTACCGGTTGGAATGATCCGGAGCTTTTAAAGGAGTGGCGGAGAGCATGGACAGAGAAAGTAAATGGGAAATTTCGAGAGTGCCACATGGCAGCCAGAATCGACCACCGTTCCTACAAAGAACAGGGGATTGACCTGATCCCGACTATCCACGAGGGATATGAAGTCCGGGCAATGGAGAAAAAGGGAATCAAAACGGTGATTGGAGAATTGAACCGGGCAATCCGGCAGTTCAACCAGATGTTCATTTCCCTGAAAGAATCCATTCAGTGGATGAAGACTGCTTATGAAGAAATGAAAGCCGAGCTGGATCGCAGGCAGAACCCGACACTCCTGGAAAGCCTGCAGGACTATTATGATAAAAAGACACAGGGAAGAACGCCACTTCCTAATTTCTATGCGGAGATGAAACGAAGAGGGAAGAATCTCTCAAATCTACAGGAATTTTCAAAATCCATCAATTATCTTCAGACACATCAGATAGAGACGATGAATGACTTGCAGGAACGGATTGAGGAATTGAACGGTGTTGTTTCCGTCAGCAAAAAAGAAATTTCAGAAAAGCGGAAACAGTTAAAGGAACTGGAGAATCTGGAAAAAATGGCAGAGGTAATCAAGACGAATCAGCCATTGATTGATGAGTATAATCATTTCTTTTTCCAGAAAAAACGGGAGAAATATTATCAGCAGCACAAAAAAGAAATCAATTATTACCGTAAATGTGAACGGGAACTAAAACAGCATCTGGATCAAAATGGGAAAGTCCCAACTGCCAGATGGAAACGGGAGAAAGAAGAACTCCAGGCGGTGATCGAAGAGCTGAAAGCAGATAATCAGCCGTATCAGGAGGAACTTGCATTTGTAAAAAAGGTACAGAGTTGTGCGGATATTGCCAGACGTGACCGGGAAATGGCAGAAGCAGATACTTCCGGGCGTTCAGAAGAAAAAATGGAGGAGCAGAAACCAGAAAAGAAGACTTCCCTCTTGAGAAAACTGGATGAAAAGAAGAAAGAATGTGCAGAGCGTGATGCAAAACAACAGGCAGTGAAGAAAAAACGGAACTATGAGATGAGTTTATAACAGTCTGTCAGCAGGACAGACAGGAAAGGATGAGGAAAATGCAGTATACGGAAGAACAGATTATAAGAGCAAACCAGACAGATCTTGTATCTTTTCTGAACGCACAGGGAGAACAACTGATGAAGAGTGGAAAGGAATACCGTTGGAAAAAGCATGACAGTGTAACAGTGTCTGGAAATAGGTGGTACAGGCACAGTCAGGGGAGAGGTGGCTATCCGGTGGATTTTGTGATGGAATTTTACAATGCTACGTTTCCGGAAGCTGTCAAGATGCTGACCGGGAAGGAAGGCGAAGGCAGGAACAGTGCCTGCCCCGCCCCGTCCCCTGACTTCCGGTTGCCAGAGAAAGAGGAAAATAATGATAGAATCATCAGATATCTGACAGAAAACAGAGGGATTGAAAAAAATCTGGTGGAGAAATGGATCAGCAGTGGGGATATTTATGAAGAAAAGAAGCACCATAATGTGGTGTTTGTCGGCAGAGATGCAGATGGTATTCCAAGATATGCCCATTGCAGGGGGACAGGTGAGATAAAATACCGGGGAGATGTGGCTGAATCTGATAAATCTTGCGGATTCAGTCACAGAGGAACGGATAATCAGTTGTTTGTGTTTGAAGCAGCCATTGATCTGCTTTCTTTTATCCAGTTATTTCCCAAAGACTGGAACAAGCGGAGCTACCTGAGTTTAGGTGGCATCTCCGGTGTGGCACTGATGGCTTTTCTTTCTGAACGCCCTCAGATTACTTCTGTATTTTTGTGCCTGGATAATGACCAGCCAGGGAATGAAGCCTGTGAGAAACTGGCAGAAGAAATCCCGGACGGATACAGTATCATCCGTCTGAAACCGTCCCGAAAGGACTGGAATGAAATCCTCTGCGATAAAAGTGCGGACAGGAAGAAAGCAATCATTGAAACAGTTACAATGAAAGCACCGGAAGAACTGGTGCCGATGCTGTGCTATGAAGATATTGAGCAGACCAGTGTAGAATGGCTGTGGTTTCCCTATCTGCCATTTGGAAAACTGACAATTATCCAGGGCAATCCGGGAGAGGGAAAAACTTATTTTGCCATGATGCTGACCGCAGCCTGTACGAACCGGAAGACTTTTCCGAATATGGAAGAGATTGAACCATTCAATGTAATATACCAGACTGCAGAAGACGGTATGGGAGACACAATCAAGCCGAGACTGGTAGAAGCCGGTGCTGATCTGAGCCGGGTTATGGTCATTGATGATACAGAAGAAGCACTGACATTATCCGATGACCGTATCGAAAAGGCAATCCGTCAGAATCAGGTCAGACTTTTAATCATTGATCCGGTACAGGCATTTATCGGTGCCGACGTGGATATGAACCGGGCAAATGAAGTGCGTCCGGTATTTCGAAAACTGGGAATGATTGCTGAAAAGACCGGCTGTGCGATTGTGTTGATTGGACATCTGAATAAATCTTCTGGTACGCAGAGTACTTACCGGGGACTTGGCTCTATTGATATCATGGCGGCAGTGAGAAGCCTGCTTTTCATCGGAAAAGTAAAGAAAGACCCGACAACAAGAGTGCTGATTCATGAGAAAAGTTCTCTTGCACCTCCGGGTGAGACGATGGCATTTAAACTTGGAGATGAAGAAGGTTTCCGATGGGTGGGAGCTTATGAGATTTCTGCCGATGATCTTCTGGATGGAAAGGAAGGAAAGCCGACAGAAACAAAGCTGCAACGAGGAACGAAACTGATCTATGAACTGCTTGCAGACGGAAATGCAGTCACAATCCGGGAACTGGATGAAAAGGCAAAATCACAGGGAATCTCCCAGAGAACCATGCGTGAAGCCAGAAGCCGGATGAAAGAAGAACTGGATTATCAGATGAATGAAAAACAGGAAAATACCATTCGATTAAAAAAATAAAAGAGAATGGGTGACGGCAGGATTTTGGAGTGGACGGCAGGCTTTATAGATACCCTATTTGCCGCCTGCCGTCTGCCAGTGCAAGGCAATCGAACGAAAATAGTAGGTATCCATACGAAAATAAAAAAATGCAACCAACAGTCTGGGCAGTTAATCTGAAAATAGATTAGCTGCTCTTTTTTGCAAAAAATGGAGATTTTACAATGGCAGCGAAGAAGAAAATCATCAATATCAGAGTATATTTTGACGGTGATCAGGACGCAAAAGAAGTATTTGCCGAAGTGATCGCACAGAAAATATGTGACACGAAAACAAAAGATAAACTTGCAATAATGAAAGATAGGCAGTATAATGATTATGAGTTCAGTAATCTGAAATCTGCGTAGGATGTGCAACGTAACGGAGGTATCAGATGAACAACAGATATATGAGTAACAATACAGACAGAAATGCAACATGGAGAGTTGGCGTATATTGCCGACTTTCCAAAGATGACGAACTGACCGGAGAGAGTGCCAGCATCTCCAACCAAAGGGACATTCTGGTGAATTACTGTCAGTCACAGGGCTGGCAGGTGGTGGATGTGTTTCAAGACGATGGTTATACAGGACTGAACACAGACCGACCGGACTTACAGAGACTTCTCAAAGCCTGTGAAAAAGGACTGGTGAATCTTGTAATCACCAAAGATCAGAGCCGACTGGGACGAAACCATGTACAGACAGGATTTCTGATGGAAGAGTTTTTTCCGAAGCATGGAGTAAGGTATATCGCATTATACGACAATGTGGATACCTTTGACGGGGACAATGAGATTGCTCCGTTTAAGAATGTACTGAATGAGATGTATTCCAGAGACATTTCCAAGAAAGTCCATGCGTCCTATCACCTGCAGGCAACCAAGGGCAAGTTTACAGGCGTTGTTCCACCACTGGGATATCAGAAAGACCCGGAGGAAAAGGGACATCTCCTGATTGACGATGAGACAGCACCAATTGTCCGGAAAATCTTCCAGTGGGCGGTGGATGGTCATGGGATTAACTTCATATCCAGAGAACTGGAACGACAGCAGATTCCCTGCCCGTCATGGTGGCACCGGAAACGGGGACTCCGTACCTATTACACAAAATGGGAAAAGAAAGACCCTGAAAATGGGAAATATGTATGGGATGAATCCTATCTGAAATCCCTGCTGATGAATCCCGTTTACTGTGGTGACATGGCTTCCCAGAAGAGGTACTACCGTTTTAAGATTGGCAATCAGGGAGATAAAGCTCCGGAGGACTGGATCACAGTCAGGGATACCCATGAAGCAATCATTCCACAGGATGTATTTGCTCTGGTACAGGCGAAGATGAAAGGCAGGAAACGCCAGACAGAACAGGGAGAATACAGTATGTTTGCCGGTTTACTCCGCTGTGCAGAGTGTGGCGGTGCATTAACATTAAAGAAGACACACACCAAAGACCAACATGAAGTTTATACCTGTTCCACTTATATCCATAAGGGAAAAGCACACTGCACCCAGCACCGGGTGGACGCTGATGATCTGTATGATGCAGTCCTTACCAGAATCCAGGAATGTGCAAAAGCAGTCACCGGAGAGGGAACAGAACTGGAAGACAGGGTAAAAGAGTTGTGTGAGGAAGATACGCAGGGACACAGAGACAGTCTGGAGAAGCTGGTATCAAAGCAGAAAGACCGTCTGGAGACGTTAGATCGGCTGATTGCAAAACTGTATGACGACCTCATCAATGACAAGATTACAGAATCTGTTTTTGATAAGATGTTGGAGAAGACACAGAAAGAGCAGGCAGATATCAAAAAGGAACTTTCCCAGAATGAGAGTGTGCTGAATACAGAAGAAAAACTGGATGCACAGTCCCAACAGTGGATTGACGATATCAGTGAGTATGCGGATATCAAAGAACTGGATGCCAATCTTCTGAACCGGCTGATCAGTAAAATCATTATCTCAGAACCGCAGGAGAAAGACGGAAAAGAAAATTACCGCCGTACTCCTGAAACGGTTACAATGGAAATTCATTTCAATTTAAAACCAATACCGGAGCTTGGAACCATCGAAAGAGGTTCCGGCTCCCATAAATAAGAAAAATCTATCAAAATTTAATCTATTTTAATCTTTTCAAGGCTCATTTCGAGCCAATATTTTCTCATAAAAGACATAAAACATCAAATGTGACGGGATTTTTGGGCATAAAAAAGCGGCCCCGTGGGAAAGGGAGGCCGAAAACCACGGGGCCATAAAACGGAGGTGCAGGGCGCAAAAATGAAAAATCACCCGGCGGTATTATCATACCATCCGGGTGAGTGGAGAATGTGACAGGTTTATTTGGTTTTCTTCTTAGCCTTTGCGGCGGGCTTCTTTTTCTTGGTTTTGGAGCCGAACAAATCCGGGTACAGCTTGGCAAGATCTGCTTTGCTGGGGCCCTCGCCCTTCATCCGCACGTTAGCTTCGAACTCTGCACGGGTAGGTTTGTGGTTCATTCTTCATCCTCCTGCTTGTTGAAAAGCTGCGCACAGGCCTCCTCATAGGGGAGGTTGCGACGGCGTACACGCTCGCTGAATTCGGGAATGTCAGAGAGCGTCATCCCCGGTTGGCTCATTTTCTGGTTGCAAATGTCGATAATCTGCATGTCTGTCAGCGAGCGGAAGTAACGCTCCTGCCCCTCTTGGGTTTTGGCGATTTCGTCTTCTGTCATCCCTTGTGCGCTCAGCGCTTTCAGGCGAGAAAGCAAATCATTATCGCTGATTTCGCAAAGAGGTCTATACAAATCCATTACTTTTTCCTCCGTAGGTTTTCTTCAACGTCAAGGTAGACAACCGTGGCACCGTGGTTGTTCTTGGTCCAGGTGGCTTTTTTAATGCTGAATCCTCGACGATTGATCGAGGAGGGCAGTAAAACCTCATGCTCACTAGAAATCTTTGACAGGTGTCTGAAAGGTACACCGGAAATGTTCTTTCCGGGAGCTTCTCGAAGAACCACCGAAATGAAGCTGCCGTCATTCCATCCGACCCCTGCAAAGCCATCCCTTGCAACCGACAAACTGCTGGACATACTGGTAATGCCCTTTTCGAGCCAGGTGCCCTTTGCAATCAGGTCTTTTAGATCTTTTTCGCCGTTGTTCCATTTAATGCCACGGTAGATTGCGCCCTTGTAGACGGGAGCGTTTTTTCCACCCAGTACACGGTCAATCAGGTTGATTTCCTTTGCAACTTTGGAGCTGTTTTGGGGGTTATTGTCATGAATTGCATGGTAGCCCGACCCTGAGTAGTGCTCCAATGCCTTAACGGCCTCGGATTTTTCCTCTTGGCTCAGCCCTGGGCAGGCCATGCCTACCCAGGCGCGTTTTTGTTTACCTGTCAGCTCGTGGTCGGCAATGTGGGTGGTTGTTTCCGGGTGGTTCCGCAGTGCGGCTTCCTCCGCTTGCGTTGCGGTAGCCGCCCGCATGCCCTGCTGTGCTCCCAGTGACCCTCTGCCCATGATCGACCCTCCCAGTTAGTTACTGGATTCATCGTATCATGGTTTTTAGGGGCAAATGTGACAGGTTTATCCGAGCTCTTTGGTGAATGCCTGGTACTCGCGCTCGCCGTAGCAGTAGACGCGGATGTCGGTCAGGCTCTTGGCGGGGAAGGTGCGCAGGATATCCGCTGCAATCTTCACTGCTTCATTCAGCGGGTAGCCGTAGATGCCAGTACTGATGGAGCAGAACCCGATGCTGTGCAGGCCCAGTTCCTCTGCCCGTTCCAGACAGCTGCGATAGGCGCTGCGCAGGAGTTCTGCGTCTTTCGTTGTGCCTGAATAAATCGGGCCGACCGTGTGAATGACGTACTTGGCTTTGAGCCGGAACCCTGGGGTGACGACGGCATGCCCGGTGGGACACCCGCCGATGCGGTCGCAGGCGCGCTGCATGTCATCCCAGCCGGCCTCGGTGAAAATGGCACCGCATACCCCGCTGCCGCCAGCCAGCTGCGCGTTGGCGGCGTTCACGATGGCGTCGGTGTCGGCGTACACTACGCTACCGCGCAGGACGCTGATTTTTGCCATGTGCTTCACTTCGCTTTCTTTGGGAACCGCTGCGGGTTCACCAGACTGGCTTCACTATACCACGTTCTGGCGGACAAGTCAATCTTGCGCACAGTTACGTCTGTTTTTATCCGCCTGCGCCAGCTTCCCGGCGTACTGCTTGGTCAGGAACCTCGCACCCATCATCGTGTGCGGGAAGTTCTTGTACTGGATGCCTGCGTCCTGGCAGGCCTTTTCAATGTCTGGGGTGAGCTTACCATACACCAGCAGGCCGGTGGGCTGCTTTTGGCGGAAAAGCTCGCGTACGCCATCCATGAAGTAACTGTACAGCTCCCGGCCCTTGACGCAGCCTACCGTGCTGATTGCCACGGTGCTGTGCTCCGGCAGTCCCTCAAAGGTCCAGGCAAAGCTTGCCTTGTCTGCCCAGCTGGCACTGGGGATCACGTTCAGCCCGCGTGCCTGCCACCAGGCCCCCAGCAACTGGTTGCGGTAGTGGTTCCATTTCTGGAGCGGCTCCGGGAAATCCAGGTACATGGAGAAGTCCGGCTCGACCACAAAGGCGAATTGCTCCAGAAGCTCCAGGTACACCTCCGGCTTTGTCCAGATCCGCTCAAACTGGTAATCGTCACTGTAAAAGTGCAGGCCCTGGGCTTCCCGGAAGTCGCAGCTGAGTGCGTCCTTAAACCGCACCATGGTGTCGATGCCCTCTGGCCAGGGGGCTGCCTGCATCTTGGCAAATCCGCCCGGTGTGAGCTCGACCTCCGGCAGCAGGTGCCAGTTCACCAGCGTGGCGGTCCTGAACCGCCCGTTGTCCTTACCTCCGTTTGGCATGAGTGCTCTCCTCGGTAAAATTCAAAAAACGCCCGGCGGTTGCGCATCGTTGAGAGGCTGCCGGGAGGGTGGCCCGCCATGGTGCGCTTGGGTGAGTGGGGAGTGCTCTGCCAGAGGCGTGGTCGGGCCTATGGTTCTATCGTATCATATTTTTCGTGGTCAAATGTGACAGAATTAAGCCCTCTGTGGGCGATCTGGCAGACCGTGTTCGGCGTGTTGTCCCCGCCGATGATGAGGGCCACCTGCACCCAGCTGCGTTTGCCCGGCCCCAGAAAAGCGCAGCGGAGGACCCGTTGCGTCAGCGGGTCCTCTATGCCATCAATAATTTTGCGGCGACGCACTCGGCTTAACCGCCGGAACTGGCGTATTGTCACGCGTCCTCACCTCCATGCGTATGATCCATGTAGATTTTCGGTTCATCGTCCTCTTCCAGGTGGGCAGCAGCTTTCCCGGCGCAGACCCCGGCGGTGTAGGCGGCAGACAGCAGCGCAGCCAGAATGGCGCTGCCAATGACGGAGAGCAGGATATCCATCAATCACCACCACCTTTCTCTGCGGGTGCGTTGCGCGGGTGACGCGCCTCCTCTGCCAGAGCCTTAATGCCCTGAATCAACCCCTGCTGGCAGGCGCTCTTGCTCTCCAGCGCTCTGGCTACCAATTCATCCGCACCGTTCTTGACCAGCAGCCGATGGATGATGACGGGGTGCTGCTGCCCCTGTCTGTACAGCCGCGCGTTGCCCTGCTCGTACAGCTCCAGGTTCCACGGCAGGCTGTACCAGATCAGGTGGTGCCCACCCGCCTGGAGGTTCAGCCCGTAGGCACAGCTTGCAGGCTGGGCCAGCAGCACGTCCAGCTCGCCACGGTTCCAGGCATCAGCTTCCTCACGGCCTGCCAGCACGGCAAATCTGAGGCTCCTCTCGCGCGTTTTCAGCTCTGACTGTAAAAGTTCCCGGTCAAAGTCAAAACCGTAAAAAACGAGGGCTTTCTGCCCGTCCAGCGCGTCGATGAGCTCCATGAAGGCATCCAGCTTGCAGTGGTTCAGCTGGTGGACCTGCTTTTCCGCGTCATACATTGCGCCGTTGCACAACTGGAGCAGCTTGCCGGTCAGGGTGGCCGCCTGCATCGCGGTGATGGTCTCGCTGTCCACCTCCAGCAGCTTGGCGGTCTGCATCTCCTGGTAGGTCTGCCAGTCCTTGTCGGGAAAGACCACCGGGATATCCTCGATGATTTTGTCCGGCAGGTGCAGGTGGTCGGCTGCCTGGATGCTGATTGCAATGTCCGCCAGCTTTGCCTGGATGACCTCCTCGGCACCTTTGCGGGGCCGCCAGCTGTACACCTGCATCCCGTTGCGCTTGTCCGGCTGAAAGTAATTGTCCCGGTACTGGGTGAAGCGCTGGCCTAGCCGCTGTCCCTGGTCCAGCAAGTACACCTGCGCCCACAAATCCATGTAGTCTTTCGGCGCGGGGGTGCCAGTGAGCTCCACCACCCGGTGGATGAATGGCCGAACCTTGCGCAGGGCTTTGAACCGCTGTGTGCTGTGGTGCTTGAAGCTCGACGCTTCATCCAGGACTACCATGTCAAACGGCCATCGCCTGCCGTATCGTGTTGCCAGCCAGACGACGCTGTCCCGGTTGGTTATGTAGATGTCGGCTCTTTTTAACAAGGCCCGCTCGCGCTGCTTTGCGGTGCCCAGTACTGTGCTTGTCCGCAGCCATTGCAGGTGTTCCCATTTCTTGATTTCGTCCTGCCAGGTTGCTTCCGCCACTTTCTTGGGGGCAACAATCAGCACTTTGCTGACCTCGCCCAGCTGCAGCAGCGTGGCTATGGCGGTTAGGGTGACCACCGTCTTGCCCAGGCCCATTTCCAGCCAAAGCGCCACGCCGGGGCGCTCAATGACCGCGTTGATGCAGTCCTGCTGGTAAGGGTGGGGGATAAAGCTATTCACGCTGGCTAACCTCCTTTCCGGTGCGCAGCCTTGATAGATTGCCAAGGTACTGCGCCAGCGCTTTGGCATCCTCCGTGGTGTTGATCTCGCACCAGTGGAAATCCATCCGGTCCAGCTCTTTGCCCCAGAACTCTTGCAGGCTGCCGTTCTTGATGTGCTTGCCGGGGGCCTTGAGTTCTACGAAGGCAATCACCCCACCGGGCAGCAGGCAGATTCGGTCAGGCACCCCTGCTGTGCCTGGTGAAACGAATTTCAGGCACCATCCGCCTTTCTTCTTGATGTCCTCCCGGAGCGCTCGCTCTATGACGTTTTCTCGCATGTGTTTTTCTTTCTCCCTCGGTATTTTGTCAACCGTGGCAACCAATTTCCCTAATAGACCCTATACGTGTGTATACGCGGGTATAATACTTCTTTATTTATTATTTATATTTTATAGTAATATTTAGTTGACATAGTTGACATAGTAATATAATAGCGATAAATCGTAAAATTTGCGTCAACCGAGTGCGTCAACCGCGTCAACCATGTCAACCAACTTTTACCCCCTCAGCGTCAACCGACGGGATATGGATTTTTGTGCCATGCTTTCTGCCTGCCGTAAGGCGCAAAGCGCTGTACCGTGTTGGTTTTCGCCCACTCTGGCAGGGCCTCCAGGCTGCCCGTGATGCGTCTTTGCTCCCGTGTGGTGATGCGTTCGATCCGACCGTTTAAGCATTCCTCCCAGATTTCTGCCACGCAGGTGTAATCTCTCGGTGCCGTGTTGATCGAAGATTTATCCACGAGAGTACCTGCATACCACTGCTCGCGCCTCTCGGCATTCCATCCGGTGCGCCAATCGACGGGCACTTCGGCTTCCAGAAAAGCCTGAATTTTGGCCTGCCAGGGGTCGGCTTCCATGTGTTCCTGTTGCACTTCTTGCGCCTGTTCGACCTGCTCGCCTTTAAAGTACAGCGGCTCGCCCTGCCGGTAAAGCTCGACTGCCTCCGCCCAGATCTGGTCCACGGCGGTCTGCGGCAGCCAGTGGTCCTCGCCCAGAACCTTGATGTCGTACTCTGGGGTGTGCTTGTAGGTATCAATGGGCCAGAATCGGCGGTTGCCTGTCGGGTCGCGCAGGAATTCGATCTTGTTGCTGGTGCCAAAGAAAATGCACCGGCGTGGGTAATTGACTGTATTCCGGCCATAACTGGGGTGGTAGACGTCTTCGCGCTGGCTGATGAACTGCTTGGCGGCTTCATTCTCGCTCTTGTCCAGCGCTGTCAGCTCGCCCAGCTCCACCAGCCAGACCCCGCGGATGCTCTCTCTGGCATCCTTGGTTCCGAAGCAAGTAAGACTGTCAGAGAACCATTTTTGCCCCAAATGGGCCACTAAAGTGCTTTTACCGATCCCTTGAGGGCCCGAAAAGATAACTACTTGGTCGTATTTTGCCCCTGGATGGAACGCTCTGGTCACGGCTGCGGCCAGGCATTTGCGGGCCACGGCTCGGGTGTAGGGGGTGTCCTCTGCGCCCAGGTAGTCAATGAACAAGGTTTCCACGCGGGGGATTCCATCCCAGCGCAGGCCGTTGAGGTAATCAACCACCGGGTCCCGAGCTGCCGCTGACGCTTCCAGCGCGATGGCGTCCGCAATCTTGGCCGTGCCGGTGAGATGGTGCACACTCTCAAAGTACCACCGCAGCCCGGCATCGTCGTTGTCCGTCCACCAGCGTTCCTCGGCGTTCTTGTCCCAGGGCAGGGGACCGGTGCATTTGCGTCTCTGGGCAAACAAATCATCCCAGACCTTGCCTGCCAGCAACGGGTCATTGTGGATCAGCAATCGCATGTTCTGGCTGGTGCAGAGCAGCTGGCCTTTGGCGTTTACCTCCAGCCTGCTGTGCCAATCCTCCGCCTCGTCATCTTCCACCGGCGTGAATCCCTCCATGGCATGTTGGAGATTTTCCTCGGATAGCGTGCCGTAGACGACCGGATCGTGCATGGCCAGTTCAGCCATAGCAGCGTAGCTGGGCAGCCGGGTCACGGGGGTATCCGGCTGCGCGTCGAGGTCTTGCTCGCCAAACAAATGGATACGGACCAGGTCCCAGGCATTAACCAGCTTGCCGCCCGCGGGATCTGTGCTGTGGTGGCTGTACAGGAATTTGCCGTCATCGTACAGAATCGCGCCGCCGGTGGTGCTGCCTTTGGTGTAAGTGTACCGCCCGGAGGAAGCTTCGGAGTAAGTATCCGGCAGAAACTTGTCCATCGCTGCAGGTACGTCGTAAACCCGGCAGAAAGCCCCCACCAGGCCTTGTTTCTGGGTGGGGTCGGCCTGCTTGCCGCCTGGCCGCTTTGGTGTGCGCTCAGAGGGGCACAGGGGCCAAGTGGCGGCATCGTGCCAGTCCGCGTAGGTAGCGAGCAGGGCATCCGCAGGCAACGCCTTGCCCTGGCTGGCGCTGAGAAAGACCGTTTCACTGTCACTGCTGGCGCTGGGCCAGTACATGAGGCGCTCAGCTTCAAAGGTTGTCGGGTCCAGGGTACTCATCAGTGGGTCGATGGTCTGCGCCGCTGCTCTGGCAATGGGCTGGTATTCATCGGCGCTGACCGGGCGGTCGATGGGAATGATGACCCGGATGCGCGGGTGCTGCGGGCTGTGCTTGCGGGTGCTGTAGATCAGGTAGTCGCAGCCGAGCCCCGCCACGGTCTGGCACAGCTCCTCTGTGGTGCCACTGGGGGCGTTATCGATATCCAGGGTTACCATGCTGCGCGTCTGGCAGCAGCCGCGCTTGCGGCGGCCCTCTGCCAAGGCAGCGGCCACAAAGCCGCCGTTGTCCTTGAGCAGGTCCTGCTTGGATTTGGGCATGGCCATGTACTCTGCATGGGTCTCGGTGCCCACGGTGCGGTGCCTGCGGGCCTCCTCGATGAACTGTGGCCAGGTCCAGTCCACCTGCTTCCATACTTTATCTGTTCGGCTTGTGCCGATGCTCAATCGCATGTTACGATCCTCCTATAATGGCTCTGTGGTTTCTGGGACGTCCACCCCGGCACCATCCAGCAGCGTTTTGGCCCAGAGGTCCGCCAGCTGCTCCGTGCGGTAGGCTGCGAATTTCTCGGTAACTACTGGGATGGCGTCCTTGATCCGGCGCATGGTGCGCGGGGCTAGTCCGGTCTGCCAGCAGGCCAGCAAAACAATGTACAGGCACCGCGTGGCAATGTCCTGCCGTTCGCGTTCAACGGCTTTTTGGCCGATGGCCTCCAGTTCATCACGGGTTTTCCGGTTTACCGGGATATGTGCTTTCATCGTTGTTTTCCTCCCTTGCCAGCAGGCGCTGTTTCCAGCGACGAGTTTTTGCCCGGACCGTCTCTTCAATAGCAAAGGCTTGGCTTCCTTTGAGCTGGAGCTGTTCCACGGCAACCTGAACGTCTGCTATTTCTTCAAGAAGAGCGTTCCAGCATTCCTGCTCGGTCTTTGGGGTAGGGTTCACCCCGCGCAGCTTGCGGGCCAGTTTAAGGGCCGCCTGGGCCAGCTCGGCGGATTCCTCCGCCAGCTGTTCCAACACCGCGGCGGTGCCGATGGTTTCGACTATGTTCATGCGTCGTCCTCCTCGCCGGGCTTGGGTTCCGGCACATTGCGATATGCGTCGCTGGTGAAGTACAAATTGATCAAAGTCCAGATGTCACTTTCATGGAAGCCGCGCTTGCGTAACTCGTTGTAAAGGGCTGTAGCGATTCGTGCGAAGTCTTGCCAGGTCATTTGCCGTCCTCCTCGTAGGCCTCATACAGGAACGGGAAATCTTCAAAATGGGGCCAGGGTTTATCGGTATTATCCGGGTCAGTTGCAGCGTTCCAGCGCTCAATGGCCTGTGCCTTGGTGGTGCCCAGGTGTCCGGCCCGCCCGCAGCGGGTGCAGGCGACCAGGTATCCCTTGGTATGTACAGGGTGTACCCAGTTCAGCAAAGGGCCGGCTGTTTGGCCGCAGATGCAAGGATGGATTTCAGGAAGTTTCGTCATTTTACAGTTCCTCCCACTCGTAGCGGCCTTTGCCGGAGTTGCGCCACTGGCCCAGTCCGCGCTTGGTGCCGTAGTTCAGGCATTCGCGCACCATAGCTTCCAGGCCGGGATCCAGGCACTCAATCTCAAACTCTGCGGTGCTGCCTGCGGGCACGCTCTCACTCTTGGCGATGCTGACACGCTCGCCCTGCGGGGTGCTGGCCCGGAGCGGGCGCTCGCAGTAGCCCATCTTGAGGCCGTGAAGGTCGTAGGGAATCTCGCGGGGGTACACAAAAATCAGGCCGTCGATGGCTTTTTTGTAGGCTTTCAGGCCCGCGCAGGCCTTGCCGCCGGGGTACCCAGCCTTGCCAGCTGCCGCCAGCGCCTTGCAGGAATCCTTGAGCATTCCCTTGATCTGGTAGTCATAAATGAACGGTGTGCCATCCGCCTGCTTGGGAAATACTGTGATGCGGTCCTCGGCGTTCTGGGCCTTGATGTTGTCGATTTCCTCCGAGGTAAGGTCCGCCGTGGGGGCTTTGCTGGCGATGTAAGTGCCCATCAGGTCTTCGTTGCTGGGGCTGCTGCCCAGGGCTTCTTCCAACAATTTAATACGTACTTTCATTTTTATTTGTCTCCTTTTTTTTGTAAAATCGGTTGCTGTGCATTGCCCTTGCGGTTCGTAGCCGGGATTTTCAGTGCATTTCTAATAATGCTCTTGGCGGAGCAACGATTGGCTCAGCCATGCTTCGCCTATGCATGTCCGGGGCAGGCGTAGCTTTTCCGGTGCAGCTCATATCATCGCCACGCCACAGCGTCTCCATACTCTGCTATTCCAGTGCTTTGCACTGCACTTCTTCGCCACGGCTTTGCCCTGCTTCGCCTTTGCTATGCAGCCCTTGCCCTTGCCTTTCTGTGCCAATCCGGCGCGTTGCGGTGCCTGGGCAGGCGTGGCGTTTCCCATGCAAATCCTGGCATATCCATGCCTTAGCCGCACAGGGCTTTGCTTTTCCGGCGCGTTGCGGGTACAAGCATTGCCGCAGCTATGCTTCTCAAGGCGTATCCTCAGCTTCGCTGGTCCAAGCTTTTCCGGTGCGGAACGTCGCGCTGCTATTCCGGGGCATTTCATTGCTTTGCACTGCCCCGCTTTGCCCTCACTAAGCGAACGGTGCCAAAGCCATGTACTGCTTTGCCCACGCGCGGCGGGACCAGTCAAATCGTTGCGGTTCCGGCGCTTATCCGTTCGGCTCCTCCGGCGCTTATCCGCTCGGACCATTGCCTGCGCCGTTCAGTCCTTGGTGAAGAACTGTCCGACCCAGCCCTCTGCATTGAGGGGCAGGCCCTTTGCCCAGGGTGCAGGCTGGCTCATAATGGTTCGGATGCGTTGGAGATCAGCTTCCGGGTTTTCGGTGCCGTGTTCCACCACCACTTCATCGTGAATATGGAAGACTACCTTGTACCCAGCCGCTTTCAAGTTGTCGAGGGCAAACTCTAGGCAGTCCCTGCCGATGGCCTGTGTCAGGTTCTCGGTCAGCTTGCCGCCGTAGGTTTCGCTGTCCTGCCAGCCTGCGTTGGTCTGTTCGCGGTAGTGGATGTGCCCGTCATCGGTGATCTTGGGGTCAGCGTAGTACAGTTTGCGCCCGCTTGGCAGGCTCATGGTCAAAAAAGGGAAGGGGACGGTAGTGCTTGCTTCCATGCGGAAGGACACGCCGGGTATGACGGCCCATCCGCGCTTGTTATTGATCGCCAGCCGTGCTGCCTCTTCCATGCTTCGCCAGAGATTTACAATTTTGGGGTTCTGCTGCCGCCAGCGGGTGACCATGTCCTGTATTTCCTCATCGGGCAGGTCCTTCAGCGCGCCGCTGGTATCCATCCGACGCATGGCACCCACCCCGCCCTGGTAGCCCAGGGCCAGAGTGGCAACCTTGCCGCGCTGCCGGTAGCTGTAGTTCGGGTTGCCCTTAACGATGGTTTCGACTGGGATACCGAACATCTTTGCTGCTGTGGTCTCGTAAATCTTGCCGGTCGTCCTGAAAACGTCCAGCACCCATTCCTCGCCAGCTTCCCAGGCAATCAGCCGGGCTTCGATGGCGGAGAAGTCTGCGTCGATGAATACCTTGCCCGGCTCTGGAATCAGCGCGGTGCGGATCATCTGGCTCAGCACGTCGCTGACGTCGCCGTAGATCATCTCCAGCGCGGTCAGGTTTTTGGCCTTGATGAGCTCGCGCACTTCATCCTGGTGCTTGAGGTAAGTCCGGGGCAGGTTTTGCACTTGGAGCAGTCTGCCTGCCCAGCGCCCTGTCCGGGTGGCGCCGTAGAACTGCAGCGTTCCTCGAATGCGCCCATCGGGGCCTGTGGCCGTCTGGATTGCATCATATTTCTTGAGGGAGGATTTCCCCAGGGCTTGTCGAAGCTCCAAAACCCGGCGCACGTTCGCGGGCTGGGGGGCTTTCAGGGCTTCGGCCACTGTAGCTTTTTGCAGGTCTGGCAGCTTTGCGCCGTTGCCTTCCAGCCAGCCCAGGAGCTGCGCGGGGCTGTTGGGGTTGCCCAGGTTGGTGATCTGCTTGGCTTCCTGGTACAGCTCAGAACTGTACTGGGCACCACACCAAAGCGCGCCGCTGGTCAGCTCACGGTCGGTGGCAATCCCGCGGCTGTTCATCCGCACGTCGTCCCGCCACTGCCGCCAGATGAAATCCGGCACCTTGAAAGGCTCCAGCAGGTGGTCAATGTGTCTTTCAGTCTCAACGTCGCGGATATTGTACTGTCTGAAAATCTGCCACTTGGCGGGGTCGTAACTTGGCAGGTTACGGATGCGGCCACCGTTGGCCTTGGTTGGCTTGCAGGGGCAGCAGAAGTAACGGATCAGGGCCTTGCCCTCCCGCATCTTGGCTTTGTCGTCGGGCAACTGGAGGGCTTTGCCTGCGTCTTTCAGGCTGGCGGGCAGGCCGCAGTACATGGCGTGAACCATGCTGTCTTCCCACTGCTCCAGCCAATCTTCACGCTGCTGTTGGGTCAGGTGGAAGTATTCGCTTAAGCACCACCATTCAAAGGCGGCGTTCCAGGCCCGCTTGGTGTAGCGGGGGTCGAAGAATATGTTCTGGAGATTTTTCAGTTCGAACCAGCTTTCCGCGTAGGCGGGGTCGTAAATCCGCACCTTGCCATCGTCCACGGCAAGGCTGCAAAGCAGAATTTCAAAGTCCGGGTCCTGCGCGTAGCGGTATGCTCCTACCTTGCCGATGTCCTGGGGACTGTAAGTTTCCAAGTCCACCGTAAGAATCATAAAGATGTACCTCCGTGCCGGGTATCAGCCCAGCATATCCTCGACCTCAGGGGGAAGGGGTTCGAAGCCGTCCAGACCGGTGTCACCACCCAGGCGCGGTCCATCCTTGGTTTTCTGGATGGCTACCAAGCCTGCCGAGATGCCCTTGCCGCCTTTAGGGTTGTTGTAGGCATAGATGCTCACCTTGACGTTGGCGTAGCAGCCGCTGTACACTTCGTCGCGGTCCATGCAGGGGTTGCAGCTCTGATCTACAATCTGCGGGCGGTGGTCCGCGTTGGCCTTGGCATTCAGGAACCAGCAGCCTGCGTAGTTGGAATCGCCGCCCTTGGTGGGGTCGGTATCGCCGTCGCGCAGCAGCGGGTGGGCATAGCTGACCGGCTTCTTGCCGCCCCACTTGGTGCCTACCGCTTCGGCCTCGATCTTTGCCATCATGGCCTGGATGCGCTGGACGGTTGCGGTGTCGGATTTGGGAATCAGCAGGCAGCAGCTGTACTGCATCTTGTCGCCCTCCATGCTCTGGCGGGCCTCCCAAATGTTGGCGTAAGAAAGACGGCAGGGGATAATGATTTCGTTAGCGTTCATAGTGTGTTCCTTCCTTTTTAGTATAGATTTTGGCAGCATATTCTTGCTGTAGCAGTTTGTCGTGTCGGTTTGACGCCTCTATTTCTTCCTTAGTGGGTGTTTCTCCTCGGTGAATACGAAGCAGCTCGGCTTCCGGCATTCGTCTAATTACCTGCCGGATAACTAGAGTAACCATAAACTGTGCGCCAACAACTGAATGCCCAGGATCTATGTGGGTTCCGTTCTGCATGGTGCTTCGGCACTGAGGGCATTTGTAGAGGGTGCTGCGAGTTACAAAACCGCAGTGAGAGCACTTGTAAAAAATTCCGAACCAGTAGTATTCAGGCGCAAAAGGGAGCGTATCATCTACATCGGTTCCGACTTCCCAATAAGCCAGTTTTGTTGTTGTATCCTCTGGCATGTGCTCCACTTCCTTGATGGCAACCTGCATCCATTCAGGAATGACGGTTTTGCCATCTTTGCGACGTCCGTGGAGCTTGAGCCGCCGCAGCAGCTCTTCTCGGTTGATCAGGCTCATTCCTTGACCACCTCGAATCCGTCCGCCGGGTTATAAGCCGGCCTTTTATCGCTCTCTGGGGCCAGGGTGGGCTTGCCTTTGGGTTTCTCGATGTAAGTGCCGCAGACCTCTGCAAAGTGCTTTTTGCCCAGAAGCTTTTCTGCTGCCGTCAGGCTGATAGGGCTGCGCTCGTACAGCATGGCTTCCTGGATGCCGCTGGCTTCCATGGCCTTGAATGCTGCATCCTGGTCGATGAATCGCCGGGTGCTGCGCCCCTCCACCAGCTTCCAGCCGGGAATGACTGCGCCTTGCTGCAGCTGTTGCTGTGCATAGTCCTGCAGGCATTTGGCGTAGTCTGCCAGGCCCAGCACCTGGGTCAGCCAGTCGCCGATTTCATCATCAGTGAGCAGCCGCGGATCCCTGGCCTCCGGGATGGTCTCAGCCACAAAGTCTGCCAGCGGACCGTACTTGTCTTTCCAGGCGCGGCACTGGGGCTTTGCTCTGCACCACCGGCATTGCTTTTCGCCGGGGTTCAGCTCGCCCTTGCCCTCCCACGCCAGCTTGGCGGTGGGTCTGAGCGTGCTTTCTGCCCAGTCGAGCAGCTGGTCTGCTGGAATCTCCCAGGTCTCCGGCTCGCTCTGGATGCGGGGCTGCACGATGGTCATGCGCACAGTCTGGATGTCGTCGGTGCTCTGGAAGAGCTGCCATGCCCCCAAGGCGTACAGCATCATCTGGGTGTTCTCCTCCGGGCTGACCGGAACCCCTGCGCCGTACTTGAAATCCACTACATGGAGCAGGCCGTCGCCGATCAGCAGGCAGTCGCAGGTGCCGAAGCACTCCGGGACCCAGCGGGTCATCTTGACGTGCTGTTCTACACATACCGTGGGTGTGTGGGGGAAGCCAACCCAGAGGGTGTGGATGAAGTCCGCGTACAGTTCCGCGGCGTTTTTCATCTCGGTGGGGTACTCCGGGTTGTCCAGCAGGTCCTGCGTGGGTGCTGCCGGCAGCCCCATCCAGGCGGGAACGCTGCGGCGGACCAGCTGCTCGCATAGGTAGTGGGCCTTGGTGCCCTCCTCCGCGTAGACGCTGGTTTCGTGGGGCATGTGCTCGGTAAGCCTTGCACTGGGCGGGCAGCCCAGCCACATGGCGCTGCTGGAGGGCCCCAGCAAAGCGTGTTTACTTGGTGCCATCGTCTGCCTCCTGCGTGTCTGCGAAAGCCTCCACCAGTGCCGCTTTGAAGTACCCCATCCGGAAGTTGCGGCCCTCCTCAGTGGGCGCGCTGCGGTGGATAGCGATTGCGGTGGCAAAAGCAAGCGCTTTCAAAACCTCCCCGCATTCGCCATCGACTTCCACTCGCGTGCGTTCCTTGTTGCGGGTGATCTTTACGGTTGTGGTGATGTTGGGAAGCTCCTCTTCTACTACTTCCAGCCAGCGCCCGGGGAAAGCCCAGGGGTGATCATCCTGGAGGTTGTCCCACTTGACCCAGTAGACGTTGTTGGTGGGGGTGCGCTTATCTACCGTGCCAAGGCTGCCCGGCACCGGGTAGCACTCAGGCATGCCTGAGTGCAGTATCCGGGTGTTTTCGTTGTCCACTACGCGGACGCGATCTCCAGTCTTAACCATTGATGTTTTCCTCCATTTCGGTCAGCGCCTCGGCCCAGTGTTCGCTGGGGATGTCAGAAAGCTTGCGGACGCTGTACTTGCCCAGAATCTCTCCGAGCTTGTCCTGCTTGCCTGCCAGCGCAAGCTTGCGGCCTGTGGTCTGCAATTCTTCCAGCGTTACCGGCTTAGCGGTGGTTTCTTCCTGGGCGGCCATAGCGGGCTGCTGTGGGGCCTGCGGTTTGGCAAAGGGAATCTCTCCGTCCGTGGGTACATGCGCCTGCACGGGGGTTGCCTGCGGGGCAGGGGAGGGCTTGGCGGGAGCTGCCGGAGCCTTGATGCCTGCGTTCAGGGCGTTCAGGGCATCCTGGTACTCTGCCGGGGTGCTTGCGCTGATACTGATGCAAATTTCCATCACTGTACCTCCTCTTCTTTCGGGTCGACGGCGGCCATGTTGTTGAATGCGTAATCGACGCATTGCTGGATGACCTGCCCCAGGGTGATGCCTGCAACCTCGGCAAGCATGTTGACCTTCATGTAGGTTTCAGGAATCAGCCGCACCGGCGGATTTTTCAGGTTGCCGGGCTGCTGGATGAATACCGGACGACCGTTCTTATTTTTCAGAATGAACTTTTCCATTTTTGACCTCCGTTGTTTTGAGCAGCGCACCGCAGATGACGTTCAGGGCCAACGCGGCGGCAATCACGCCGGGAATGTTCAGGGATCCGAGCGATGCAATCCCGTAAATCAGGGTTGCTGTGCCCGCCAGCTTGAGAATGTGTGTCATCGTTAGTACCTCCGCTCTGTGCTGACCAACTGTCGGGCCAGCGTTGTTGCCGGAATGACGCGGCCCCTGTGTTCACCGATCCAGCCGCTGATGACGTAGCTGACCCGCTTGACGGGCAGCCCGGTAATGGCTGCTGCTTCGGTGATGGTTACTAGCTCGCCTTTTGCCTCCCGGCGGACGCGCTCCAGCGCATCTCTGTAACCCTCAGGCTCTCGCATTTCGGTGTCCTCCTTTTACTGCTTGCAGCTTTCGATGAAAGCTGCAATGTCTTTGCCTGTGATTCGGATGGTTCGTCCGTCGCCAAGGTTGGCGGCGGGCAGCCGGCCCTCTCGGATGTAGCGGTCGATGCTTGCAATGCTTACCTGCAAAACGTCCGCCGCTTGCTCACGGGTGTAGACCCGGCTTTCAATCAGTTCCATTTGCGCCCTCCTTTCGGCTAAGGGGCAGCGCAGACTTGCAAAGCAGGGAAAACTATGTTATATTCAGTGTGTCTAGGTCTGAATAGGTTCTGTGATGCTTTACAAAGCTGCATTGCGTCCTGTTCTTGTTCCGTATGCCTTAGTTCGTTTTGTTTGGTTTCGGAACGCCTCTTATTCTATCCAATTCTTCTTGGAAAAGCAACTGTTTCATCCAAAAAGAATTGGATTCTACGTTTTGCACAAATAGGGGGTGTATTATTTTGGAAAAAATGAACAGCCAGAGTGAATTGGTTGCTCGTATTAAAACCCTTGCGGATGACCGCGGTCTGCGGATGCAGTATTTAGCTAAGTGTCTTGATGCGGATGCGGGATTCTTCTCTGAGTGCAGTCGGGGTAAGCGGAAAATGACCGCAGCGCAAATTGAAACGCTCGCCGACGCGCTGTCCACCACTCCTGCCTATCTGCTGGGGGAAACCGACGAAAAAGAAAAGCCCACCGGCACTGTGGCCGGTGGGCTGGATAAAGCGGACGCGGAAATCTTGGATATTATTCATCATCTCCCGCCGGAGAAATATTCTGCGGCGATTGCGATGCTTCGAGGTCTTGCAAATACTTGAGGTATTCTGCTTTATTTGGTAGCTTGTGTAGCAATTCCACTATTTCTTGGTCGGTGAGTTTTTGCATGATATCCGCTCCCTTTTTGGTGTGAATCGGTTGTTTTGATACAACTATACAAAACCTATGGTTGTAATTCAATTAGCAATTTGCACAAATCAGGAAAGATGTGCTTAAAAGTCCGAGTTATTGTATGACGGGAGGTGGCGGCATGGGCCAACGCAAACGCCGGGCCGATGGCCTGTTGGAACGCAAGCGAACCATTGACGGCAAGGTCGTGCATTTTTACGGGCATACTTTGGCCGAGGTTGAACAAAAAATTGACGACTACAAAGCCGCCCTGGCTGAAACGAAAGCCCAGGGTGAGAAATTCTCGGTCGTCTACGATGACTGGATGAAACTCCGCCGCACGCAGATTAAACCCTCCACGCTGTACTGCTCCTTCGCAGCCTGCGCCCGCACGCGGGAGGAATGGGCAGACTACCGAATGAAAGAAATAACGCCGACGCGCATTGCCGCCTGGTATCAGCGCTTGGGGGATCAGGGCTATGCAAAGGGCACCGTGCGCAACCATCAGGATATCCTTGCCAGCGTGTTCCGACATTGGATTGTCTACTTTGGCGGCGACTTTAATCCTTGCCCTTATGTTGATGTGCCGCGTAACCTCTCCACGAAAGTGCGCATGCCACCCACTGACGCGCAGCTTGCCGCAGTAAGAGCACACCCGGAGGGCTTTGGTTTTGTGGCCTGGCTTCTCATGTATACGGGTATTCGTTTGGGTGAGTGCATGGCGCTGCAATGGCAGGACGTGGACTTTGATGCAGGGGTTATCCATATCACAAAATCTGTATGGTGGCGCAACTGCAACCCAGTTATTACCACCCCCAAAACCAAGAATGCCATTCGTGATGTGCCTATTCTCGCTGTGCTGCGCCCCTTGCTGCTAGAGCATCAGGGAGCGCCCACGGACTATGTTACCTCTGGGCGGGCCACGCCCTTTACCTCGTCTGAGTATCGCCGCAGATGGGCCGCATATTGGCGCTCCCTGGGCTATTATCATTCGGACGGCTCTGGGGCGTGGGATGCGGATGTGTCTGCGCATCAGTTCCGCCACGGTATGGCTTCCACCCTGTATGCTGCGGGCGTTGGCGAAATGGAAGCGCAGAGAATTCTTGGTCACGCATCCATCACCACCACCCATGAGGTGTATACCCACCTGCGGCAAGCCCAGCTTTCTGCGGCTGCTGACCGCTTGAATGATTTTATCTCGACCGGGTCGTAG